GTTCGGGCTTTACCGCTACAGTGACTAATAGCCACCACACGGACCTGCTCCAATAGTTGCAGGATTAAGAGGATTTTAAACCTCACAGTTTCAAACAAACAAAACCATTTCAAATAACAAAGAATATGAACATGTAACCATACAATTTAAAACAGCAAGAGCTGCTATCAAATTGACAGGTACAATCGAAACACACCATTGCACGCCAAAGTTGCAGAGCGTACTACCTCCATGTCAGAGAGGACGACACGTTGCAGCGCTTGCTGTTCCGCGGTCGTCAATACTCTCCAACGATACGTGGCTGGATCCGTACGTGAATCTGCCCACCAGGCAGTTGAATCCCATAGGTAGGTTTCCCCCCCCCCAGAAACTCTCAATGTATAATCGAGATCCCTGGAATGTTTAGCTTTGTGCCAGCGCACTTTGCCACCTACACTAAGCTTCACATCTACTGTTACAGGAGGTTCAACCACATGATCTCCACTACCAGTCTCGGACTCGACGTCAGTTGTGTCCCCGGAGTGCGTCAACCCGGTTGACGCGTCTATTTTAAACAACTTTTTCCAACGAAACGCATCATTCCCCTCTTCGTGATCCCGATCACCAGGATCGCTGTGACTCCAGCGTCACAATCGAAGTAGAACCTTGCCCTAGGCAGGTTCGATGGGACAGGTTTCAATTGGTTCGAGGTTTCACCGGGCCAAGTGAACGTATGCCTAACCTGAACACCAGTGTTCATGGCGTTGGTAGTAGTGTTAAAGTTCCCAGCCATGGCATATATCATGGCTGACGGAAACGGACAGCCATCTATCGCCAATCCAGCTCCAACGCGAGTAGACTGGGACTTCGCTACATACACTAGCTCAAAGGAGGCAATTTCAACGTAGGCCAAGTGTTCAACACTGGCAGCCACCTGGACATCAACCAACATGCTTCCCGACACTTCTCGCCCTTCGGACAGAACAACGTAAATCTCTGCATCGCATGGTGTAGTAATTGACGGAGTGGGGTTTGCCCCACCTGAGGTGGATGGAACTGAGGTTACTGAACTAGTATTCCCAACTGTCGCCATAGTTAACAGCGCTTGTGACAGAAGACGAAATTCTGTTGGTATACGACGTTGCTGTGCTCCCAAGAGAAATTGCAGCAGAGTTGCTAATTCCAGTACTAACTGAGCTTAACAACTCCTCCAACTTCGCAAGGACTTCAGGCAACCTACTGACGACTTCTGTGTTGTCAATGTCAAGCAACTGCAGATTACCCCATGGCAGCGGGACTTTGTAACCACAATACTTCTTCAGGTTCATCATCATATAGGTCATCGCAGTGTGACATTCCTGCTCTGGCCCATTCATGACGCTAAGGAGCCTTTCCCCCTGAGCGTAATTGGACGCAAAAAGGGAGAAGTAACCCAAGGAAATATCATCAATCTTCCCCATCTCCAACTTGGCACAGAATCTGCGGTACAGTACTATGGGGTCCTTGAACACGACCCCACGCCTTATCACGTAGCTGCAAAAGTGTCCAGTTGTGGACACCAAGGGTTTCTCAACACAATGATCCTGATCAACCCAACAGCTAGTCCAATCAAAGGCTGGGGAACACTGATTATTTGCCCTCAACATGTCGTCCCCACTTACTATCATTGGAGTCCCGAACCTAAGGTCGAACTTCAGACACTCCCGGGCGGCATTAAACACCGAGTTTTTAAACCAAGTGAAGATTTCACCCGAAAACGTCATGATAGCAAAGTGCATAGACCTAGTATGAAAGTTGAGGGAGTCCTCAATGTACATGTCGATCAAGTCCGGGGGAACACCATAGCGTTCCATAAACCGGGCGACTAGCCGGACCCCACTCCCGCGAACACTTTGGTCGAATTTGGACATGTCACATTCACGGTAAGAATCACATGTTAAGTGTTCTGCCAACCATGTTGACATGTCGTTCGCTGTTTGGCCAACGTACCAATTTGCAAACGCAGGAGTGTCATACATTAACCGCTCCGTCAGCAACACACCAATCCAGCCGAACTTGAACAGGTACTCGTCGCCTCTAACCAAAATGGTCTGTAGGGGCCCCGCAACCTCAGCACAATGCGTCTTCAACGCTAACTGGGTTTTAGCCCCCAAGAAGTTATGGTACAATGGATCGGCACGCGCAAGACTCATCTGCTTCAAGGTGGCGCTACGCTCATTTCGGCGCTCGGAGAATTTCATCTCACAGGATGATCTTTCCTGGTGGGACAAGAAGAATTTCTCTTCAGGGTCCCAACCTTGCCATTTGCATAACGCCTCCCACAAAGCATCTCCGTATCCAATGCTGGACCTGTACGAGTCCAAATTCTGGGTGCCAGTGGCCCTCCGAATCCGTGTGTGTATCGCATGCGCCATTGCAACGCTGTCATCTTTTGAATGCCACTTGCCCCAATTCATATGTTTGGGCAGGAATTTCAACGATCCGTTGAGTTCCCTGTCCACCTCTTTAAAATCGGGACGTCGACCCAGCCTCTCTCGCAGACGCGCAACGGCCCGGCGCCTCAGCTTCGGCGCATCGTAGCGCATCCGTGGCGTGTCAGGCTTCTCCGCTGAACGAATTGACTTCCAGCTGAGTTCCTCGTCAAAGCGGAACCCCACTTGAGCATTGAATTTCTCATCAAGAGCTTCTTTGTTCACAGGTGGGGCTGCACTCGGTATGTGCGCAACAGGCAGAGGCACCTCTTCAGGTGTGATGTCAGGCACTATCGGCTCCGGAGTTTCATCAATATATGGCAGGAAATTGTACTGCTCTACATACACCGGATCTGATCGTTGCAGGCCTATACCACCCCTGGGCGATCGCTCATCTGGGTCGAGCCAGCTATCCTCCCAATTAAACGAGGCAAACGGCTCCACGAAGGACCTATTGGTGACTTTGCACGGGGGTCCTGCCAGCATCTCTTTGATGCCGGCGGGTAAGGGCCCCACCAGCTCCCGAATGCTAACCGTATCTTCAGGAACAATGTCGACCGGACGACTTAAGCGATACCGCTCCTCGTATCTCAGCAGAGTGCGCAAGAGCTTATTGCCAGCGAGCGCCACCTCACCGTTTGTCGTGTGAGCCAGCTTGTTTACGATGATCACGTCTTGTGCACGTGTTAACACTGTGTACAGCATTTTAGGCTCGACGTACTCGGCGACCTGGGTGTCAATCTCAACAATGGCAACCCTACATGTCTTCCCTTGGCTGCCCGAAAAGGTGTCCGTGTCGTGATTGGTCATCACAGCCGCAACCGCACTACGCACGTGAGAGGCATAGTAGGCGCCATGCTCCTTCCACACCAGCTTCAGTTCCTCTTCGGACATGAACGGGAAGAAAGGGCGGAGATCCCCCCAATCCTTCGGCCGAGTCCGGCAGAAGTGGAAACCACCCCTGCTCTTGCTGAAACTTGGCATGCGGAAGAAGTTGGCTATCCCAGCTCCGAACCGCCAGGACCCCACTAGATAGTGGCTCGCCGCGTGGCGCACTTGATCCAACTCCCCCAACATTAGGGGGTCGTTGAGCTTGCACTCGGTGGGATTATGCCACTCGCACTGGTAGAAGTCCCCCATCACAACAATGTGGCTGGTTTGGGGAGACAACATAACCTGCAGCGCCAGGTGCCCTTTCGGGAACTTGTCCTCGTCCTTTATCAACATGTGTCCCCAATAACCCTCGGTCAAACTCTTCTCAAACGTGGATACATAGTGTGCAGGAGTGCCTCGGTCACTACCTGGGCGCTTGTCTTTCACTGCTAACTTGTCCTTCCAGTCATCACAAAGAGTTACTGTTGGTAAGGAGACATGGAAAGCATAGTCCTTATGATAGCGCTTATTGCGAAGAATCTTTTGCAGTGCGCTCGATTTACGACAGCCAGGATCCCCCACGATTACGGCAAGCTGCCGCGGTCGTTCGGCTCTACCGCCCTCGAGGCTCTCGAGCATCTCTCTCAGCATACGCTGATTGTAGTCGCTCTGGCCTAAGGTACCGGTTGTACCTGCAATCATCGCCCGCACATACTCGCTTGCGCGACTCTTTTCAGGCTCCCAGGGAACCCACCTTATTGTCGGCAGGCCCCCAACGGCTCCCACTAAAGAGTCAACAGTCCTAGCCCTGGGCGCCAGATCCATATCGCGAACCATTGCGGTTACCAACATCCCGGGTCTACGTCTTCCAGCCTTGAAGTGGTCCCCATGCAGGATGATTTCAAACTCATCTTTTGATCTCACCCCGTATCTAGCGGACCCAGCATCACCCGTCAGCATGAATGAACACCCGTATGCGCATCCTATCACGTGAAGAGCCTCCGCCGGCAATCGGAGGTGCCAATCCTCCCGCCATTTCTCATTGAAGGCCTTGCATAGAGGCAAAAGAACTTCGCACGTTGAGATCCTCAATAGCTCAGCCACTGCGACCAACAGGCAATCATTGTCAGGGTAATCGACTTGTTCGTTACACCGAACCTTGTTGAACGGTACTTGAACCAATCGTCGGTCAACCGAGTGGGGAAACAAAACATCCCACAAAGTGGCCCCAAAGAACTGATGGGCCAACACTCGTTCCCTAGAGATGGCAGGAAGGTATCTACTCTCCCAAATCACCCGTGCTGGTGACGAGTCGTCTGGTGTCTCTGACTGCGATGTGGTGTGCTCCGTTACAGCATTGGCTGTTTCGAACACTTCCACCACATCACTGTCTCCCTTTCGTGAGACATTCACCTCCGGCTCTTCGGGCACACCGTGTCGTCGTCTAGCGGAGTCGACCACCGCCCGCAGCATGGACAAGCCAGTCATGGTGGGATCCTGACCAAGAGCGTGTAGTCCTTCACTGTACGCATGGTACTCCACCGCACCCGCGGATGGGTGATCTCGACAAAATGCCTTGTAGGACACGCACGACCCGCAACCGCATGAAATGTCACCCTCTTGATCGGCCTCTTCTTCGACAATCCCATCATAATCGACCTCATTAATGGTCGGATGATCTTGCCTATCCACAGAGGTCCTTTCACCATCGGGCATCCACACAAACGGGTCTCCTGCATCCTCACCGAAAAGTGGGGTAAACGTCGGTCCCCGACGAGTAAGCAACCAGGGAGGGCTCCCTGAGCCAGCAGCCCAGCGTTCCATCCTGTCAAAGTCATCTCCTAGCGACAGCTCTTCTGGCACGGGAGGCAGCACTGGTGCTGCGACCCTATGCCTAACAGGCACGAAAGGGGTAGTCTTTACCCGACCCAACATATTCTTGTTATAGTCAGAGACCTGAGTGGCCTTGATGATGGAAGTGCCGTACCTACAACGCATTGTACGGGTGAACGGAAGTCCATTCTGAAGCACCAGATTGCCCTCATCATCAAACATGGGCGTCTTTGAAATGCCCAGGACGCGGTTGAAAAATCCACGAACCCATCCCAGGACGGTGGGGGTGACCGCATCGTGCATCTTGTACTGCAGGCCAAACTCACCGCGCGACCCGTACTTGACAGTAACGTCAAAGAGCGGAACTGTTCTGCGCTCGGGTACTTCATTGATGAGAGACCTGCTCCGATTACGGTACTTCAGCTCGAACTGCTTGCGGTACCAGCTACGGAGCACCCCGATTGTGTTGTGCGAGATCTTCTGTGTCAGGGACGTGTACAAGTTGTCATCATATTCCCCGACAGTGGAATTTCTCGTGGCAACTAACACGACCTCGACTAAGTACTCGAGATCGCCAACGGGGATGTGAATGCCCTCTTCCTCCTTGAATTGGCGTAACTTACCCCAGACATGCTCGCGCTTCACGGTCGGCAACGTCTTGACGTACAGGTACAACTCGCGGTAAATCCTCACTGGAATCATTGCGAGGTTCTTGGGCATCGGCCGGATTAACCTTGGGATCGGCATGAAACCGGGCGTTTCCAGCATTAGAAAGCTGGGCGTCGCCCGCTCATACCGCTCCCATGACATGATGTATGAATTCAATAACCCGTGGACCACCCCGCCAGTTATGCGAATGTCCCCCTCACTGCTCTCAATTGACCTGGCCAACAAGACCCCGGCATCAAGAGGCTGATCATAACTTCCATTAACGTCGTTCTCAGCCACGTAAGTTAAGGTGCCTTGTTTCGTATTTTTGACGAAGGTGTAAAGCCCGGGTTGAGTGGAGTATTCACTTTCTAATGCCTCAAGCGGGTAAACGAACGTAAGCAATACTCGACGCACCTTCGGGTGATCCTTGAAGAAGGTCAGCAACATATCCGGCGTCAGGAAATGGCCTACCTCGTGCATAACCACAGTAGGGGTCACAATTTCATCCAATTTGATCACCCCTGAACTGATCATGTCGGGTTCACGGCCATACCGCCCGGTGTCTCTAATGTCTACCACCAAGTTTTGCGCCACACCATGGTACTTGTCGCCAACTGCTCGTTGGAGCTGCCCAAATGACTCCGGCTTTACAGCAACTGCTGTGTAGTCGGTAGTTATCAACTTGGGCATCTCTTCCTTGAGCTGTATCCGCCGAATAGCCGCGTGGATAGGGTGACTATGTACCTCAGCCGAAGTCGCTGAAAATGGAATACCGTACTTCCTGGCGAATGCTTGCGTCTGCTCAGTAAGGTAGAAGGGGCATATCGACTTGATGCGGTCACCCGCAGAAATCACCTGTTCGACCCGACTAGTCTCTATTGCGCGCTTACTCTCCGGGCTCATGAATCTACTTACCGCATCATCAAAGGGGGCCTCGGCAGGGGCACCTACTTTGCGGGCCTTCTCTCTGAGCTTGGCGATGAAGTCCAATGGATGAAGAAACCCTGGCGCACGCTTAGCGATGAAATCAGCAGTCGTCTTAAAGGCCGACAGTGTGGCTGACATCACCGATCTCACCTCCTCCAAATGGAAGTCGTCGTCGGCGTCCATCGAGAACTTGACGAATTGCAGCATGAACATGCTCTTCATCTTCTCCAAATGGTCCGCGACTTCTTCGGCCGTTACGTTACGGTCCATGATTCCTTTCTTTGGGAGGAAGAAGCCAAGTTTCATCCAGCAGTCCCCACCGCCTTTCACGCACCGAGGCACCTCCTCACAAGGGGGAGGCACCACCGGCGCCGGCAGCACTGTAGGCTCAGTAGGTGGGCCCCAGGCGGCCTCGAGCAGGCCGCCCTTGCCCCCCATAAAATCCGGGAACGCGGTGGCGCGAGCTCTTTCAAGCTCGAAGATCATGCGCTCAATCTCGATGGCGTCTCTCTCAAACTCTGTTGCACCGATTTCAGCATCATCGCTGAGCTCGTGCATAGCTTGGACCACCGTCTGCAACTGGCGCGCGTTCTGCTCGTACCAAACGTGCAAGTTCCCGTCCTTGACCTCTGCACCATAGTCGGTGTTGAACCACGTCCAATCTACCTGTTCTATTACGTCCAGGTAGCGAGGTGACTCACCAAAGGCATACCATATGGTGGGGCGATATCGCTTCTTGAACAACCATAGGTAACAACACCTTGGAGGGATCTTAAAGTTTTTCCAGTTGGTTCGGTCTCGACGTTCGCGCACAACCCTCTCCGCCTCAGTCTCATTAGCAGGCGCGTCAGGCAATGCCTCAAAGGGTTCCTCAGCGGGGCCCAGTGCCGGTGCTGCACTACCACTAGGAGACGGGGACCGCTCAACAGGCGAGAGCCCTCCAACGGAGGGGTAGAACTGATCCGCCAATTTCGCGATCTGCTCGCGACCGAGGTACGGCCCTGCTCTCAGTCTTCCTAAATCTGACTGCAGCTCAAGCCACCTCGGCAACGCGGAGGATTTAGCCTTACGCATCCTTGCCACAATGGTGGCTACAGCCCCTTTAAAGGCAGAAACTTCCTGCGATTTCAGGGAATCAGTAGCCCCCATTGTAATGCGGGTCTCCACTGGTGCCAGATCTCCGGCAGTCATCATTAGCCCGCTGTCATAGCCGACAGAAAGCCAAGCTTCGCCGCCTTCTGACTCCGGGATGCGTCCAACGCGTCCTGCCACTTGGGCTAACTCTGACAGTGATGCCGGTCGACAACTGCCCGCTTTAATTGCATGCTTGAAGATCTTGTCATCGTCATCAGCAGTGAAGCCCCAGGCAGCTGTTTCGGGTATGCTTGCTGATGGGCGATAGCGGGTGCCATAGTCATAAACAAGATTGCATCCTAACGTGATGCTCTCCTGTAATACTTCAGTGGCAACAATAATCGTTCCGTCAACCTTAGAGGCCGCCTCGAGGTCGGCAAATGTAAGCGCGGGTGCACTCAAGAGCGGGGGGTACACCTGTCTGGCGAAAGCCCGAGTTACCTCAATTTGCCTCTTGGGCTTGTAAGCCTCGAGCAAAATGCGAGACACCTCCCCGAGAATACGATTGGTGGGACAGATTGCAAGCATCCGCTGCTTTCCCTCCCGCCAACTGCCCAACGGAGAGAGTGGACCAAAGTTCCCAAAGTTGACGTAGCTGCGCAATGGCGTCGCCAAGTCGGTCGGGATCCCAGGGTTCAAAGGTGTAGCAGTTGCCATGACGAAGTTCGGATGACGGCCGTAAGACTTGATACAAGTCAAAGTCTCATCGGTAACATTGTGTGCCTCATCAAGTAGTATGAGATCACGTTCGGTAACCTTGAGCTTTGATACCAAGAAAGCGCCTGTGGTAAATGCTAAGAGTTCACGCCCCTGCGAATGACCATAAACGTAATCCTTGCCGCCTGCCCGACCTCGTACCTTAGTCACCCCTTCCGGCATATGGTTCTTGTACCAACTTAGTGTGCTCTGAGTTGATCGAATGCGTTGGGTCAACATGATAATCCTATTGCAGCCATATTTCTGCGCTAGGAGACCCGGAGCAAACTTGGACTTACCAACACCGCAAGGAGCGACAAACACCTTGCCGTAGGGGGTGTTGTAGACACAGTGGTCTACATAATAAGAAATTCGCCTGGAGTTGCCGGCATTGGCGAATTGTAGGTACGCGCACTCCTGAAAGTCGCGCTTCACTGTAAGAGATGCTGCCGGCATTTTCTCTTGCAATTGTTTGAACACTTCATGAAGTTGCGAGTGTTCGTGTCTGGTTTTCATTCCCAATCTGCTCAGTTCGCAGTGTTTGCATCCGACAAAAGTGGAATCAGGCGGGAGGTCGGCCACGGGCAGGGAAGCCCGGTGCCACGGGGTACCGTGGCGATGGCACAACAACCCGCCAGGGGTTGGGTTTGTCGTCG